CATACGATTTTCAATCACAACTACTAACTGATTTCAACGACTACCGTTTCAACATTATCTTGAAAGGTCGTCAGTTAGGTATTTCTACCATTACTGCTGCTTATGTATCTTGGATGATGCTTTTTCACAAGGACAAAAACGTTCTTGTTATGGCTACCAAGTTCCAAACAGCAGCAAACTTGGTCAAGAAAGTAAAATCAATTGTAAAGAACCTACCAGAGTGGATGCAGATAGCAAACATCTCTATCGATAATAGAACTTCATTTGAGTTGTCTAATGGATCTCAGATCAAAGCCTCCACAACTTCGGGTGACGCTGGTCGTTCCGAAGCACTCTCTCTTCTTGTTATTGACGAGGCTGCTCACGTTGAAGGGCTTGACGAACTCTGGACAGGTCTTTACCCTACCCTATCCACAGGGGGACGTTGTATCGCTCTATCTACCCCAAATGGTGTAGGAAACTGGTTCCACCAAACCTATGTAGACGCCGAAGCAGGTATCAACGACTTCTACCCAACCATTCTACCTTGGGACGTTCACCCAGACAGAGATCAAGAATGGTTCGAGGAAGAAACAAAGAATATGTCCCAACGCCAAGTTGCACAAGAATACGAATGCAACTTCAATATGTCTGGTGAAACTGTTATTCACTCCGACGATATGGCGAGAATAAAGCAAGGGCTAATGGAACCAAAGTATAAAACTGGTTTTGATAGAAACTTTTGGATTTGGGAAGAGCACCAGCCCGGATCAACCTATCTTCTTGTAGCCGACGTTGCACGAGGAGACGACAAAGATAGTTCCGTATTCCACATTTTCAAGTTGGAAACAATGGAAATCGTCGCAGAGTATAAATCAAAAATCACACCAGACCTTTTTGCTAATATGCTAAACGAAGTAGGCAAAGAGTTCGGAGATTGCCTAATGGTAATCGAGAACAACTCAGTTGGTTTTGCTGTCTTGGATAAACTAAAAGATATGGCTTATCCAAATCTTTACTATTCAGTCAAATCTACACACGAATACATTGATTCTTATCTGGGAGAAACACAGTCAAATGCTGTTGCTGGTTTCTCTACCACTTCCAAGACCAGACCCCTGATCGTGGCGAAAATGGAAGAATTCATTAGAAATAAACTAGTTACAATATATTCTACCAGACTATTTAATGAGTTAGAGACATTTGTCTGGCAGAATGGTCGTCCCCAAGCAATGCGTATGTATAATGACGACCTTGTAATGGCTTTTGCGATTGGCTGCTGGGTAAGGGATACTGCCTTAGAAACAAACCAGCGAGACGTAGAATACACAAAAACATTTCTTAGCACAATGACTAGGACAAAAAGTGAACTAAATACCACTATTCCGGGTCAACAGGGCTATAAACCAATCGCAACTAGTGATAGAATAAAAGAACAAATGCAATACAATTGGATTCTCAAAGGATAAAACAAATGGCACCAAGAAATGGAAATGGAAAAAACGTAAGAAATCCAGCATCACCTTTATTCAAAAGGTTGACTAGACTTTTCTCTGGTCCTATTGTTAACTACAGAGCACAAAATGTAAATCAAAACAGAAGAGCAGAGTTGGACAAGTATGCAGGTAAGTTTACTTCTGCCTCTGGAAAGCAGTTCAAGAAAATGGAATACAACCCTTTTTCAGACTTGGCTGCTAATGTTTATCAAAACCAAACAAGATTGCAAAGATACATTGACTTTGATCAAATGGAGTATGAGCCAATCATTGCTTCTGCGCTTGATATCTATGCAGACGAAATGACTACCTCTTCTCATATGAAGCCGCTTCTAAACATTCACTGCCAAAATGAAGAAATCAAAATTATTCTCAATTCTCTTTTTCACAATGTATTGAATATTGAGCACAATATTTTCAACTGGTGTAGGACTCTCTGCAAATACGGAGACTACATTCTTTATTTGGACATTGATGAAAAAACTGGTATTGAGAATGTAATCAGCCTTCCGCTTAGAGAAGTAGAAAGATTGGAAGGTCAAGATAAAACAAATCCAAACTATGTCCAATACCAGTGGAATTCTGCTGGACTTACATTTGAGAACTGGCAGGTTGCTCACTTCCGCATTTTAGGAAACGATAAACACGCCCCTTATGGAACTTCTGTCCTTGATCCTTCCAGAAGAATCTTTAGACAACTTACTCTTCTTGAAGACGCAATGATGGCTTATCGTATTGTTCGATCACCAGAACGTCGTGTTTTCTATGTTGATGTTGGAAATATGGCTCCTAATGATATTGAGCAATATATGCAAAAGGTTATGACTTCTATGAAGCGTAATCAAGTTGTTGATGCTGATACTGGTCGTGTTGATCTTCGCTACAATCCTATGTCTGTTGACGAGGATTATTTCATTCCTACTCGTGGCGGTCAATCAACAAGAGTTGAGAGTTTGCCCGGAGGAACTTACACAGGCGACATTGACGACGTAAAGTATCTAAAAGACAAACTATTTTCAGCACTTAAGATCCCACAATCTTACCTTTTCCGTGGTGAAGGTGCTGACGAAGACAAAGCAACACTCGCCCAAAAAGACATTCGTTTTGCGAGAACAATCCAAAGATTACAAAGAGTTGTGATTACAGAGTTGGAAAAGATTGCTATTATTCACCTTTTCACTTTGGGATACAGAGAAAACGATCTTATTTCTTTTAAACTCTCAATGAACAATCCTTCCAAGATTGCTGAACTTCAAGACTTGGAGCAGTGGAGAACCAAGTTCGATGTTGCTTCCGCAGCATCAGAAGGTTTCTTCTCAAAGCGTTGGATTGCAGAAAACCTCTTTGCTATTTCAGAAGAGGAGTTCTTGCGTAATCAGCGTGAAATGTTCCACGACAGGATGATTACAGCACAGATGGATCAAGCAGCAGAAGCGACTGATATGGGAGGTGGTGCCGGAGGCGGCGGCGGTCTTCTTGGCGGTGGAGGTGGCGAAGATCTTCTTGGCGGTGGAGGTGGAGAAGACCTTCTCGGTGGAGGTGAAGAAGGCGGAGGAGAAGATCTTCTTGGTGGCGGCGGAGAAGAAGCACCAGCCGCAGAGCCAGAAACAAATCTTTTAGCAGTTCCACCGGCAAACAGAGACGATGATCTCGGAAAAAGGGAAAAAAGAGTTGGTGGAAAAACCTATACAACAACTGCTAAATCTAAAAGTTGGTATGAGCCTCGCAAAGACCTTTCAGGCAAAAGAGCAATGCAAAGACAAATGTCTTCAGACGCAGGATCCAACTTAGCAAGCAGCACTTCCAGAAACATCAACAAGGGCTATTCAGACCTTGCTAGGTTAGGAAGAGGGATTTCTGAAGACCAAGAGCCTAATTATAAGAAGGAAGAACAGAAAATCTTCGAGATTAACACTGAAGTAAAAAGATTGATTACGGAATTGGAGACAAAACAAAATGTCAGCGAAAATTAAGCATAACAAAAAAAGAAATACTATTTTTCTTTATGAAGCACTTGTAAGAGAACTAACAAAAGCAACTGTTGAAAAAGACCAAGACAAAAGAGAAACTATCTTGGATATCGTAAAAGAGCATTTCAGCAACAATACTCTTATGGGCAGAGAAGTTCGTATCTACAAAAACATTTTGGAAACCAAAGACGCAAAACAAAGCATTGCTGAGAAGATTCTTTCTGAATCTAAAATCGAATACTCTGTTATCAACAAGAAGCAGTTGTTCGTAGAACAAAGCCAAATGATTTCCAGAATCAACAAAGAACTTTCCAAAGACGTATTCACTACTTTTGTTCCAAACTACAAGAACTTGGCTACACTTCAGCAGGTATTTAACAATGTAGATCTCACAGCAAAAGAAAGAGTTCTACTCGAAGAAGAAGTCCTTCAACTTATGACCGAAGCAACTGGACAAGTAGAAGGCAAAGAACTTAGACACATTGATAATCTTGTATTCAAAACATTTGTAGAAAGATTTAACAAAGAATACTCTGGGCTTTTGGAAGAGCAAAAAACTCTTCTTTCTCGCTTTATTTCCTCTGGTATCGGAGGAGATTTAGAGTTCCAAATGTATTTGAACGACGAGATTGGTAGGTTGAAAGAAGAAGTATCTACCGCAAAAACAGCAAAAGAATTCACAGAAGACACCGATATGCTTTCTAAGGCAGATCAAGTATTAGGTATCCTTGAAGGTTTCAGCCAAAAACCTTTGGAGGACGGTGATTTGAAAAAGATCTTGAAGATCCAAGAGTTGGCTAGGGAAATAAAAAACTAAAATGGCTATTAAAATCAGTATCAAAAATCAGTTACCATTAGAAGTAATGGAGAGCGAAATCAAGAACCTTGAAATGAAACGCTCTTTATCGGGACAGATTATGGTGTTCAACCATATTGATATGGATATTGTATTGGACGAGAAAAAAGGAAAGATTACTGCTTACTCAAAGAAAGACTTTGGTGAGTTAGTTTATAAAAGCCAAGATAGACTTTTTGATTACCTTTTCAAAAAAGGTGTTATTCTCCCAGAGAGCGTAAAAGGCTCAAACGTATTTGGATCTATCGAAGCAACCTACCCAACTGAGGTAAAAGTTGACCACCTTACAGAAATAGTCCTTTACAACATTGCTGGCTTTATGAAAGAAGAACAAGGATACATTAAATCCTTTGAATACGTCGAGGATATGGAAGAAGACAGAGTTCTTCATCCAGACGACAAAGACAGCACTGAACTTGGAGATGTCCCACAGGAAGAAAAGAAGGGAACTTTGAGTCCGGGTTATCCGGGTTATTATTATGGACTAGCAGGAATGTATAGGTACGAATAGTGGAACTTTTATATTTTATTCTCGCCTCTTGGGGAATGACCCAAATCTTAGTTTACGGAAGCATATTTGATACAGCCAGACATTGGATTTTAGAAAAATCTGATTGGTTTGGTACACTTATCCACTGCCCTATGTGTACGGGCTTTTGGGTTGGTGCCTTTTTGTTTGGTATAAATGGCTTTACCGAACTATTTAATTTTGAGTATAATATCGCTAATTTATTCATTTTAAGTTGTTTAGCGTCTGCTACATCATATGCTTTGAATGTCGTTATTAGTGATAAAGGTATAAAGATAAACAATATTCACGAGCAATAGGAGGTCAAAATGACAGCAAAATGGATGTTACAGCCAGTAAGAAGATGCTGCCGAGGTTCCTAACTCGAACGGGTTGCGCCCGTCAAAGGATTTTATTATGTCTAGAATGTTATTAACTGAGTTTTATCAACTTTGTGAGGGAGGCACTTGCCAAGATCTTCTCACAGAGGAAGAAAAAAGATTTGTCTCTAATGGTGGACTTATCCTTTCTGGTGTTATGCAAAGAGCAGAAGCACAGAACGGAAATGGTAGAGTCTATCCTATGCGTGTTTTAGAACGTGAAGTAGACAACTATAAGAAGTTGGTAAAAGAAAGAAGAGCACTTGGAGAACTGGACCACCCAGAATCTTCTATTGTCAATCTCGCTAATGCTTCTCATATGGTCACAGACATTTGGTTTGAAGGCAAAGACGTTATGGGCAAGATCAAGGTTCTTGACACACCAGCAGGTAAAACCTTGAGAGCACTTGTAGAGGGTGGTTGCCAAGTTGGTATCTCTTCTCGTGGCTTAGGTACTGTTGACGAAAGCAATGGATCAGCGAGAGTAAATGACGACTTCCAGTTGATTTGCTTTGATATGGTATCTGAGCCTTCTACAACTGGTGCTTTTATGATGAGAGAAAACAAAGAGCCTAATGTTTGGACTAAGGCAGACAAAATCAACAGATTATTAAACGACATTGTAAAGGAATAAAATGAAGAAAAGCGAGTTTAAAGAAATGATTAAGGAAAGCGTTAAGGAAGTTCTCATTGAAGAAGGTGTCCTTAAGAGCGTCATTTCAGAAGTTGTTAAAGCAGTAGGGCAGGTACAGCCAGCGCAACAACCAATCGCAACCCAACAAGCCTTTACAGAGCAGGCTAGTTTAGAAGCAGCAGAAAAGCAAAAGCAGAAACTAGCCGAGACAAGAAAAAGAATGTTAGATGCTATTGGTAAAGACTCCTATGGTGGCGTAGACCTTTTTGAAGGAACAACACCAATCAAAAAAGCAGGATCACCAGCAGCACCAGCAGGAGCACCTTCTTCAGCATTAGAAGGTGTAGACCCAAGCGATTCAGGAGTAGACATTTCAAGTTTACTCGGTGGAGCAAATGTTTGGAAACAACTAATAAAATAGGTATAAAATGAGAAAGAAAGCAAAACCAGTTCACGTTGAAGTTACACCGAGAAAAAACGAATCACCTGAACGAATGATCAAAAGATTTATCAAGAAAGTCAAAAAAGAAGGCATTCAGGACGAATGGAGAGCAAAGTATATGTTCTTCGAGAAACCAGCAGAAAAACGTCGTCGTAAAAAAGAAGAGCGTAAAAGAACTTTAAAAAGGCTCCAAAGAGAATACGACGCTAAATATAGAGACTAGGAGAAATAACAAATGGCACTTTATTCACCATACGCAAGCGGATTAGGAAACGCAGCAGCATACCAAGTATCAGGTAAGCCTTATATGACCGGATCAACAGTCGAGGCATTTGCATTCGGAGCAGAAGAAATAAAAATAGAATTTCCAACAGTCGCTAAAAAACTTTATTTTCAACACACAGGTTCACAGGGAACAATATTGAGAATCTCTCTTGACAGCACAGCAGAAGATTCCGGGCTTAACAGAGTGAACAATGGTAATCATTTTTTTCTTTTATACCCAGCCTCAACTAGTGGTTCTGGAGAAGTTAAACTGGAAGGAAAATTTAAAGAAATATATGTAAGCAATATTTTTTCTGGTGGAAGTGCATATCCACAATCAGGCTTTCATTTATACGCAGAACTCACTGGCATTCCTTCTAGTGAAATGTATGAACTCACTGGTTCTGGAATCAATATTTAATTTTTTATTCTTATCCTTCCAACATCTTAGAGACAAATAAAGCCAAATAACTTTTTTATTCTATCTAAATCCTCTCTAAAAAACTAATTATATATGGGCGCACCTCGTGCGTCTTTTCTTTAACTAACCCAAAAAATCTTAGGAGGATTTACTAAATGGCGCATTTTGATGTAACTCAATACAAAAAGCACCTAGAGATTCAAAACATCTCTGGGTCTGCTGATGCTAGTGCTCCGGGCGGTGGTGTATACCTTTTCGCTTCTGGTTCACAAGGCAACGCTAGACTTTACCTCCAGTTGGAAGGTGATTCGCACGCAAATGCAATCGACCTTGCTGCTGGTTCTCAATTAGGTATTGCTGGTGATAGTGGTACAGGTCAAGTTGACTTGTCTGCTGGACAATCTTTCTCTGTTCTTACAGGTGACGGTCTTTCAACTGTTGCTTCTGGGCAGGGCGTAACAGTTAGTGTTGACGCTGGTGGAATCACCAACGACATGCTTGCTGGTTCAATCGCATCTTCAAAGATTGCTGAATTGAACAACTTTGATACTGATGACTTGTCTGAAGGTGCAAGCAACCTTTACTGGACTGTTGCTCGTGGAGAATCCATGTTCGACAGCAAGTTGGCTGCTGCTGATACTGATGACTTGTCTGAAGGTGCAAGCAATCTCTACTACACCGACGCTCGTGTTCGTGCGGCAGTTAGTGCAGACGGAGACCTTATTTCTTTCGATAGTTCCACAGGGGCTTTCTCAACTGTTGTTGCTAACTTTTCCGGTTCATGGGATGTAAAAATGGCTGCTGCTGATACTGGTGATTTGGCTGAAGGCTCAAATCTCTACTGGACTGTTGCTCGTGGCGAGTCCATGTTCGACACCAAGTTGGCTGCTGCTGACACTGACGACTTGTCTGAAGGCGCAAGCAACCTTTACTGGACTGTCGCCCGTGGTGAGTCGATGTTCGACAGCAAAATGGCTGCGGCTGATACTGATGACCTTGCAGAAGGCGCATCTAACCTTTACTTCACAGACGCTCGTGCTATTGCTGCTGCAAAAGGCGCATTGTCTGCTGATGGAGATCTTATCTCTTACAGCGATGGTGCTTTCTCGACTGTTGCTTCTAACTTCTCTGCTTCTTGGGATGTAAAGATGGCTGCTGCTGATACTGGCGACTTGGCTGAAGGTTCCAACCTTTACTACACCGAGGCTCGTTGGGATGCTAAAATGGCTGCTGCCGACACTGGTGACTTGGCTGAGGGTTCCAACCTCTACTACACTGACGCTCGTGCTCGTGCATCCGTAAGTG